GAGTTAGAATAGGGTAAAACCACTCGTGGACTACTAATATTAGCTGTGGATCTTCTCTCTCTCGTTAGCATGGCTACCAAGCGTAGGGGAGATTACTTCGAACAGGCCAAAACTCTAGCGAGAAAATACAAATCGCAGTCTCGTCTGGAGAAACAGATGGAGACAGTGTCACTGGGCTTGGTAAAAGGACTCCGAGATAAACTGATAAGGTGGGAGGAATACGAGCGCTCGATGCTCGATAATACCCTCACCTCGGCTCTGGCCGCTGTGATTCTTGGGGCGAAAAATGACAAACCTACCGAGAAGATGGAAAAAGCATGGCCTGTCATTGTTGGCGACATGCTTCCACCTCTTACAAAGTTTTTGGCAGAGACCAAAGAATATATCGACAACGGAGTGCTTCTCTTAGGAGACCAGACTGTAGACTTCGCTGACTACGACCTTGCAAACGCTTTAGCTTTAGCGGACAACCCGCTCTTGGACATAGATCCGGAAGAGCAAGGGGAAATCGAAGCGTCTCAAGGTAGAGCCCGTGGGCAGTCTTGGCCTTCTTTGCTGACACGAGTAGTTAACTACCTCTCTCGCCCCACTTTCTCTTTCTTTAGCCTAGGCGAATATATGGTTGCCCGGGACCAAGGATACAAAGAAATGAGAAGGGTCGCTAAAAATGACAAGAGAACTTGTAAAGATTGTCGTCGATACGATGCCGAAGGGTGGGTCCCTTTCGGTGAATCCCCTATGCCCGGCAAAGGTTGTCAATGTTACGCGAACTGTCGCTGTTTCGTTGAGTACCGTTGAGGGTAAAAAACTTTAACTCCTCTTTTCATTTAGGATAAAATTATGGCTACTAATGCAGGACCAGTGTACGGAAAGCAATACATCCGTTACGCTGAAACTTTTGAAGCCGGTGTTGGCAATACCAGCACCTGGGAAATGGGTGAATTCCGCCTCCTTACTCTGTCCGCTGCCGACGGCACAGTTGGCTCCCCAATCGATACGGGTTCCACAATATACGTCGGTGTGAACCAGTCTTACATGCCTTCCGCCATCGCTTCCCCTCAGACTGCTCGTCAGGTGACCGTTGCTCGCTCCGGTCTGCTGCTGGTTGAGGTTGCTCCTGGTGCTGCTTCTATTCCTCCTATCGGCGGTCAGCTCGCAGTAAACGACCTCGGTCAAGCCGATGGTGGTGGTACTGCCGTGACCATGAACGGTTCTGAGCCCCAGGTCCGCGAGATCATTGATATCGCTGGCCGTAAGATGGTTCTGGTTTCCTTCCTCTGATAGTTAAGTGGCTGGGCTTCCTTATGTGGTATAAGCCCCAGCCCTGTGTGCACACATTTGAAGACAACTCTGGTTACTTGGAGATTTAAATCTCATGATGAATCTGTCCGCAACCTATGCGGGCGTAGATCCTATTCTGACTACGCTTGCACAAGGTTTTATGCTTCCGGCGACTAACATCGCCAACTTTATTGCTCCCGTCGTTGACACCCCGACCCGTGCTGGTCGGATTCTGCGTTTCGGCAAAGAGCAGTTCGCCATCAACGACTTCCGTCGTGCTTATGGCACCAACATTCCTTACGTTCAAAGCCGTTACGACTCCGAGCCTTATGCTCTGGAGCAAGAAGTCGTGGCTTGGGAACTGCCCGAGGAAGTCATCGAGAACGCTGGCGAAGGTCCTGCTCAGGTTGACCTGCGTGCGATTGAAACTCGCAACGCAATGTCTCGCCTGATGAACGCCTATGAGTACGCTGTTTCTCAGGCTGTCACCGTAACCGCTACCTACAACCCTTACGAGGCCAACTCTGGCGCTGGTAATCAGGACGGTCTCGGTTTTACCGACTGGTCTAATTTCGAAGCCGCTTACGCCGGTGCTACCGGTCCTGCCGGTTGGGCCACCAGCACTGCTGACCCCATCAAAGACATCCTGACCCTGAAGCGTGCCGTTGCCGATCAAATCGGTATCCGCCCTAACTCCATGGTCATGGGTACCGCTGTGTTCGACACCTTGCTGTCTAGCCAAGCGATCCTTGAGCGTATCAAGTACACCACCGCCGACAGCATCGACACCGACATGCTGGCTCGCTACTTCGGTCTCGAGCGTGGCCTGCGTGTTGCTGAAGGTCGTTATCTGGACTCCAACGGCACCTTGCAGCCTACCTTCCCCGCTAACGGACTCCTGCTGTTCTACAGCCCCAACGGTCCTAGCGACAGCGTAATGCCTGCTGGCGGCGCTAATGCTGCTACTCCTGCTTTCGCTTACACTTATCAGTTGACCGGCACTCCTGCCGTTCGTCCTGAGTACTATATCCGTGAGCGTCGCGTGGTCCGCGCTGAGATTACCGTTGAGCGTGTGGTCAACCTTGTTGGTCTCGGTGCTTCGGGTCTTATCGGTTCTGGTGCAATGGTTTCAGACATCCTCAGCAATCCTTGATAGGGTTGTTAGTACTTAGGAGGTCTTATCATGGCAATTCTTCGCCCGATTACAAAAGCTCAGTATGAAGTAAGTTTCACCGCTCTTGGCGGTCCTACGTTTACTTCGGTATTTACAACTTTCAGTGGAATCAACGATTCCTCCGACAGCAGCACCTACGCTAACGGCACAGGCAATCGTCTGTACCACATTGTTGGTCCTCGGACTGCCGACAATGTAACCCTCGGTGCTCCTTACGACCCGGCGGTTTTCAAGGCTCTCGAGCAATTCTGGATCGACTACAATTGCGAACCTATCACCATTACCGTCACTCCTCGTGATTGCATTGGTTCAGGTTCTGCTGTCACAGGTGGTCAATACACCTGTTACGAATGTCAGTTTGTAAGCATCACAACCGCTGACGTTGACCGCGAAAGCGGCGACGTTCAGACCGTTGAGGTAGAGTTTACGGTAAATTATTTCGATCGTACTTGATTTCAAACTGAACTTGATTACGACCCTCGCTTCGGCGGGGGTTTTTTCGTAAGAGGGTAAAACCAAATAACGAAATGGCAGCCCGTCACGGTATGAGTAAGACCACTTTTAGTTCAGGAGTAATTGTCACTTCCGAGTTCCTGAACGGATTCCAACAAATTTATTTCGACGGGCAGGATCTTGATCATCACTACCCTCCGCTGGGACTGAACTCCCTGGTCCGTACGGGTCCTAACGGTCTGGATGCTGCGTATGTTTCCCTGACCGGGAACCAACCCGAGCTTGACTCTGCCGGAAAGCTTCTGGCAGGCATTCCGATCTCTGGGTCAAAGGTTGTTACCGGATTCTGGAACTTCGGTTACGATCCTCTCCAGGTAGGTAACCCTGTGAATGTTCGTGAAAATGCTCCGAAGAGTTTCACCACGAACGACAAGTTTTCTTTTGCCAACGGTGTTCCCGCTCCGACCCCTGCCCAAAAGTTTGCTGCCCTTGCGTCTGAAGATATTGTAACAAAAGAAGTTGTTGAGCAGTGGGTTGAGTTCCTCTTTGACACCCGCAACGTCGATAACGGTATTTATTATTCTGCTACAAACCCAACTTGTGATAACTACGGAGTTGGTGGAACCTCCGAAGTAATCTGTCCTGCCTAAGGAGGTGACCGGTGCCGCGTTATTCCCCCCTGCCATCAGTTTCAATTGACCCCCGAAACGAGGCACAGATTGTTCAGGATGCCGCTCAGAGAGTTTATGAGGCATCGGGTCAAACCCTCAATGATTTCAGCTCTGGAAACCCGCTCGCCGCGTTGCTTGAAGGGCAAGCTTTTTCACAGGGAGAATTCCTGTTCTGGGCTAACCAGCTCCCTCAGTCGATCCTTTTGGAGTGGATCGGCCCGTTTCTGGGTGCGATGCGTCGTCTCGGCACGCCTGCCGTTGCTCGTCTGCTGATTTCAGTACCTTCCTCAAACACAATCACCACGATTCCGGCAGGGACGGCATTCACCACTGACCCCGATTTGACGGGTGGAGAGGTGTTTTCTTTCGTAACTTCCACAGAAGTGGTAATCCCTCCGGGAGAGTCGAGTGCTCTTATCTCGGTGGCTTCGCAGTATGTTGGTGCGGCATATAACGCTCCTGCCAACTCGATCACGGGTTTTCCTGCGATCAACCTCGAGGGTGTAACGGTAACGAACCCTCAACCTGCTTCCGGTGGTAGTGACGTAGAAACCTATCAGGAAGTTCAAGAAAGATTCTTCACACTGATCCGTCGTCGCAATCCGGTCAGTGCGGAAGATTGGCAGGACTTTTTCACAGATTTCTACGGTGTCGGCACACAGACTTCGGTCCAACCCAACCGTCCGAATCGTGGTACCTACAACTACCTGACTGACTACCTGAAACCCAACGGTCAAGTTTCTTTCTTTGTTCTCGGACCCGACGGTGTTGAACTGAACGACGACCAACTTCTGCGTGGGCAAAAAGTTATAAACTATTCTGTGCCTGTTGAGAACCAGGCTCACCTCTATCCGATCACGTTGAGCCAAGCTCAATACGACATCAAGCTCGAGGTGGATACGGGTGGTGTGTTTGCCGACGATCTCAAGGAAACCTCTCTGAACTTCCGAGATCGGTTGTTTGAGATTCTGCGACCCGGCAACGTGTTCCCTTCAACGACCAACCCCACGGTCAGTGATGTTGATGCTGCTTTCTACTCAACTTTTGACGCAAACACAAGGTTTGTCGATCCGCACATCGAACTGAGTGCCGCGTATAACACTCCCCCGTTGCTGGAGTCGGGTGCCGCAACATACACAAATGTTTTGAAATTTTCTGCGGCAGGTGCTCTGCTGAATCAGGATGACCTGGTTCAAACGACCCTTCCGATCGAAGTTTTCTACCCTGTTGTCTCTGACTTTACTCCTTACTCCTCTGACAAAAAAGATCAAACAATCTACGGGAACCTAACTCTTCAGCAAATCAAGTTGCTCGTTCCAGGAAACTACTCGAAAGGTCAGATTTGTTACTGGAACCCTGCTGATGGTGGTGACGGTGAGCTTCACATCGTTCTGGAAAACCTGACGATCGGCTCCCAGAATGACGTGCCTGTAGCAATCGCAAAAGGAAACATCTCAGGGGCTGCTACATATTCTCCTTGGACGGTGGGCAACAACTACGTTGCGACAACGGGAACGTCTTACAGTCCGGAGATCGTGGAGTATGATTACGTCCCTGGAGACGGTCAGTTTGTGCCTGACCCGACTTCCACAATACCTTTGAACAAGCGTCCAGGGGCATTTGCCTGGATTGTGGCCCAAAACTTCACACTACAGCCCTCCACAAACGATATCACTGGTGCTCAAGCTGCCACTCTGCTTGGTTCTCCCGTCAAGCCCAAAGTTCTTGTACCGGGGCAGTCCTACACTGCCGGGGACTGGGTTCAAACCCGTCAGATCGGGTCCGGACCAAACCCCCAGGTTGACCCTTACTACGACTACGTAGACACTCGGCTGGGTGTGGTGACGAAGTACGCCAAAGTTATCAACACTTTCACCTATGTTCTTGACGAGCAAACGGTGAGCACTTATTTCGACATCCTTGTTGAGCAAGGAACGATCAAAGAAGTCATCGTTCAAAACAGTGATAATGGCCTGCCGGTCTCTCGTTACAAACCCCGCTTCCCGGTTTTGACCTACCTCGAGTACCGGGAAGACGCAACCGGCGAACCCGAGTATTACATTGCGGCCAAGAGCTTCACTCCGACAAGCACAAAGGCTCAGGACCTGATTGACCAGGGTCTCATTTATAAACTTTATATCAACCCTACACAGGGCACCGAGTTTTTTGCTGGGTTGAGCTCAGGGTCGGTCAAGGAATCCACCCGCATGTTCCGGTTCTTCAAAGGAGATCGGACCTTCTTCCGCCAAGGTTCCAAAGTAATTTCTTACACGGCAACCACAAACGTACACCCTTTGTTCGAGTTTTACATCTACAAGGAAAACGGTGTGTTTGTGGAAACAGAAACGTATGTGACTGGGCAGTTTGAGTCGCTGGACTACATTCCGTTCTTCAACCCAGCGTACACTGAGTATGCTGAAGACACCATTGTGGATGAGGATGGAAGGAATCTGTACCGGGTTATGACCGCCTTCACCCCCGATAGCACGGTGGTCAACTGGAC